ACCTTCGCTAAACAGATATTTAGCCCACTGTCTTTCTTGGTCAACAACCGTGTCCAAGATAAGTTTCAGTCTCGGTTTAGCTTTTTCATAAGCATCAGCCCAAACTGGATCTTTCAGTAACGCATCGATGATAGCATAATCCATACGGACGTGCAACATCTCATCTAACATAATTTTCTGTACGAGTTTCGCAGCACCAATGAACAAGCCTTGCTCGGCAAGTGCAAACGTGGCTGAGAATGACGACATAAACTGGATGCCTTCAAGTGCGATCAGAGCAACCATACCTTCCAGCAGTAGCTGCCGGATGTAGTCTCCATCATCTTCAACAGTCAGCATACCTAAGGCGTATTTGTGTCCTGCTGTTTCCAGTTCCGACATTACCTCTTCGACGATACCCATACGATTGAAGATACTATCATTCTTAACAATCTCGTCAATCACTTTGTTCGGATCTTTAACACACTGACGAACAATCTCTGAATAGGTGAGGGCGTGAAGCAATTCTACCTCAGACTGTTTCAGCATCATAGCGCTGGCTTCGTTATTTGTCAGGAATGGAGCAAACAGAGTGATGATTGACTTAGCCAGGGAGTCGTTTTCCCACTGGAAGCTGAGCGTCTTGATCATAACATCAAAGTTATTCTGAGAACAGGTAGCAAAGTCTTTGCGCGACTGATCCAAGTCAACTTCATCTTCTGCCCAATCCTGTGCTTTTTGTTTCTTGTACAGGTCAAACATCTCGGGATATGCTTTGTTAATACTATCGTAGATGCCTAACTGTTGTCCCAGGAATACTGGATAGATGCCGCTCTTGTAGCTGTCGTTTTTAAGGTTGATTGCTGCCATTAAATTAGTTCCTCCGCTTCTGCACTCTGTAAATATTTATACACTTCTTCTTGACTCTCTGTTAGCTGAATGCCGTGATCCTGAGCCATTTCAATAAGGTCAATCAGAGAAGATAATTCCCCAATCGACAATTTTAATTCAATTTGTGATCCCATAGTGCTCCTTACATACAGTTCTTATTCTTTCTATTTCCTCGGTGATCCATTCATATTGATCCAGATAATGAACCTTAGGATTATCCTCTTTGCCATAGAAATAATAGTGGGTTAGTGGCAGGCTAGATTCTACCAACATTTTTAGCAGGTCTTTATTCTGACGTAGCTTGCAGCGGATAGCTTCTCTAAGCACATCTTTGTGCTCTTCTGTCATCCCGTCTTTATCAATCCTACCCTCTAGCTTTCTTCCGTGTTTCTTTGCTTCGAAACCGGACATAGACTTTAATGATTCGTCTTTACATCCCGTAAGATAATAATACCAGAATCCTTCGAGAGATGCAAACTTTCCATAACCATTTACATCAACTTTATCGCTTGACAAGTTAGTTAAACGCCTACCTAAAAGTGTCTTACCTTTAGTGTAAATATTAATGTGGTCTATACCGTCATTGATCGGCACATACATATCTTGCTCCCAAAGAAAAAGGGCCGAAGCCCTTTAATCACATTTTACACGCTTCGCAACCGTCATCTTCATCATCATCTGGTAGCTGGTCAAGTGCCGCAGGCTCCATACCTAACTCTTTAAGATCTTGGTCAGCCATTGTCTCAGAGGACTTGGTACGACTATTCATATAGTAGAGTGATTTGGCACCCAACTTAGCCATAGTAAGGATGAACTGGATTTCAGTTTTGTAAGACAGCTTACCATCTTCTGATGCTGTGTAGTCAGCCCATTCATCACAGGAGATACCCTGATCCATAAACTTAGTGAAGATGCCGTAACATTCAGCCATATGTCTATGTGGAACATCCCAGGCAATCTGGTACTTGTTTTTCAGGCGGTCGTAATCAGGAACGATGAACAGAACGTTACCTTTCTGACTCTGCTTGAACAAGATCGTATCACGCACAGGGTATAGACTATTTGTTGTGTTACTCACTAAAGAAGATGATTCGTTAGGAGCTACAGCAGTCAGAACACTGTTACGGATACCTCCGTTATCAATGATCTCTTGACGCAGAGTTTCCCAATCCAGCTTCAACTCGAAGTCAGCAATTTTGTCTACTTCCTTAGAGTAAGTGTCAATAGGCAACCAGCCCTCAGGCCATTTTGTCTTATGCATCCACTCTGCATTACCTTTCTCTTTACCTAAGCGAAGAGAGGCTTTAGCCAACCAGAAGTAATGGCGTTCAGCAAGTTCGTGCATCAGTACTTTACCTTTCTCGTCAGTATACGAGGCATCATTATCTGCCAGGTAATGAGCAAGGTTTGTAATACCAACACCGATAGAGCGACGAGCTTTCGCTGTGATTTCATTATGAAGGAAAGGATACACCATATCTTCGATAATGTTGTCAATGGTCAGTACTGTGTAATACGCAACATCTTCGTACTCCTCTGGGGTAACACGTCCAGCAACAATAGAAGCAAGGAAACATAGAGCCAGTTCAGATGTGTCTGTATTCTCTCCGGTATCAAGATCACTCATCTTCTGGAAAGCCTTTGTAGGCAGGAAGATTTCTTGGCACAGGTTAGACTGATAAATCAAATCAAGGAACGGAGTGTGACGGTTTACGTTATCTGCGAAGAAGATGTAAATACGTCCTGTCTCTGCGCGTTGCTTGATGATCTCCACCAGCATATCACGAGCTTTGACAATAGTTTTCTTAATTCGCTTACGGCTAACCCGTTCGTAGACTTCCTCAAATTCCTCTTCTGGAGCGTACATCGCTTCATAGAGTTCTGGGGCATCGTTCACACTAACCAGCATCCAATCCTTGCCTGTAGCAGCACGGCGCAGGAAGGCGTTGTTGACTACGACAGAGTAATCCAGCTTGTCTACACGTTTGTTATTCGGTGTAGTTGGGTTTTTCAGTCGAATCAGATCATCAAAGTCTGGCTCTAAGCAAGAGAATGTGATCGTTGCACTACCACCGCGAGATGCCTGTTTAGAAGCACCAACACTAGCTTCCATCCAACGAAGATATGGCAGCATACCACCGTGAACGATACGATTATTCTTAACGCCCTGACCTGTTGCACGAGTTGAGATGTTAACCCCAATACCTGCATTATTCAAGGTATATTCGTGAGCGATAGTATTCGCAATACGCTGAGACTGAGCGGTGTCATCTGCACGGAACAGACAGCAAGAAGCGCTACCCAGAATATTTGTACGTACTGTTGTCAGATACGGAGACGGAAGGTTGATCTTCAAGTCACTCGTGTATGTGTACAGTTGGGTAACATCCAGCAGGCGTGTCTCTTTCGGCTGCTTCTCCATCACTCGCATTGCCAGGCCCATAAACAGGAACTGAGGAGTTTCGTGGACAACACCATTAATCACATCACGCACCAGATACTTATCTTCCATCTGGCGAAGAACACTGTAGTCATAACCCAGATTCTTTTCGTGGTTGATCACTTTACCCAGAGCTTCGATCTCGGCGTCCGTGTAATCCATATCAGCCCAAAACTTACCCTTAACGCTATCCTTATAGAACTCTAGCAGAGAAGGGATCTTAGTGAAACCTCCGTGTGCTTGTTTATAAAGGCGTCCGATCAGCAGACGTGCTGCAAAATCAGCATAAGGCTGAGTTTGTTTGCTGATACAAGCAGAGATCATAGCATTATGCAGGTCGGAAGTGGGCATTCCATCATACCCACGTTTGACTGCTTCTAACTCGATCTCACTCCAGCTAACCTTACCCTTGTTACGTTTGATGTTCTTTGCGAACTCAGACCACTTACGGAGTTTCTCAGGGTTAAACGGTTCTTTCTTACCGTTAGCCTTTGTTACGAAATTAATCAATGTCTTTTCCTTATTCTAAATTACAGTTCTACATCACTTCCTGGCTTTAAGTCGGTGTACAAACTATTTGCATACAAGAAGCCTTCAAAATGATCAATATCTTGGAAGCCTCTTTCTTTAGCTTTAGCATTTGCGAGTTTTCTACTCGGACTTAATCTTTCTGATGTATCTAAAATAACGGTAACGTCACAGTTCATATCTTTATCAAAATACGTCTCGGTAACGCAACCAGCAAATTTATCTTTTGGTGTAGTATTCTTAGCCATTATTCCTCGGTATCGTCGGCAAAATTAGTGCCTGTTGGTGGCTGATGTTCGTTCCCGAAGTCAGCGAGTTTAGTGTGAATATCGCCCCATCCGTTGAACTCTTCATCGCCAACGTGGAGAATGTCCATTTTCTCATAGATACGCTTAAACTCATAGTCGCTACGCACAGGAAAACGGTATACGCTTGTTTTGAACACTACTTCACGCTCTTGGCTACGGATATAAATACCTTCTTCACGAGTGTATCCGGCTTTTTCTGAATCCCAACCAAGGAAGTGGAGAGCAAGTTTGAAGGTCTTACTGAATAGTTCACGAGGAATGTTACCGTGGTTGTCAGCAACCTCTTTCCAAGCTGGTGTCGCCTTGATGGTAGCCATACTTACAGAACCGTATACAGTGGTGTTAATCAGTGACATAATTTGCTTCTCCTAATCTAAATAGTGGAGAGGGAAAGTTCCCTCTCAAAACGTGTGATGATATTACTACAAAACCTACTTATTTGTCAACTACTTTCTTACCATTCCGAATGATTTTCCAGTAGCTGACGATGCTGAACAAACCCGCACAGATTTCCAGACCAGAACTGACCTTTATTATCTACGTGAGTATATCCAGGCAAGTCTCCATCCAGGAACCGTCCGAAGTCACCATAACACTCGGCAGAAGTTAAGATCATCGGTGTTGCCTGATGTTCGAATGGCGAGGCGTGAACCTTAGCGCCGGAAATCAGCTTACCGAAAATGTCTAAAGCCTTATCTTTAGTGTTGTTCAGTACACGATAGCTTACTTGAGCACAACAAGAAGAAGAAACAGCCTTAGCTTCTTCCACGCTAAGCATAACCTTGTTTCCATCTGTGCCTTCTACATAGTATCCACCAAATACAAAGACGTCATCACCTTCTAAGCCAACATTCTCATAGAAGTGCTCAACATAAGGTGTATGCCACTGCCCAGGCTCAAGCGCTTCCGGTTTGGAGTGGTCAATCGCTTTCTTCATTAGTTCTGCGATAGCTTTGATCGAAGGATCTGCATCTTTATCAATACGCAGCCACCAGAAGTTAGCAAACTCTGTTGCAGTCAGAACAGTTTTAATAAACTGGAAAGGTTCCAATAAACGGTTTGCTACCTGCTTATGATAACCAGCGGCATTGAACTCTTCTGCAAAGCGAATAGCGCTAAGTGCAGCAAGATCCCACCACTCTACGGCAGAATATCCCGCGCCAAGTAGAGCATCAAAATCTACACCTTTATCCTGCATACCTGGCTGATTCTCTCCAAAACGGTAAGGACGTGCAGGTTTGTTACGGATGAGGTCGATGAGTTTTGTTACTGGAATCGCTCGGCTAGATGCGGCGTTTCGACTAAACAGGCGGTGAGTCATCATCTCTGAGTGAACCATTCGAGGGTAAACCAGTTCAAATGATGTGATACGCTTCCCTTCTGGGGAAATAGAGTCTGCAATAATCCTCGCAGAGTAGCCTTGGTCGTTAGTGAATTCCATTAATCATCTCCTAAAATAAAATACTTTCAATATCATCCCACGGAGTTTCAATTGTGGTGATGTGTACATTTGGTTTGAGTGTCAACAGCATCAGTGCTGTGTCGTCATAGACAGTGTTGAAGTAAATCTTTTCGACACTATCTGGAAAGTTTAACAGGTTTTCTGCTCGGTCGTCAATCGCTATATCACAAGGAAGCAAATACTTTTCCTTTGTGGCAAAGAAGCCATTGCCGCTACCAGGCTCAAAGCTGTAATCGCTGGCAGTTCTTTTAACGTGACGGAACTTGCTACTGATATGACCGCCTCTTGTTACACTTCCTACGGAAAGGTTGTTCCCAAAACGTGCCCACTTGTTTAGAACTCGGGCTGAACCTTCCACACTACCCATTGTATCATATAGGTGTGGGTTATCCCAATAGGACTGAGGATCAATTCCGTGCTGGTTCTTAAACCAAGAGAAGTACTCCCCCAGATTGTAATGAGTTGTCTTACCCTTCACAGGCATAGGGTCTTTTCTTCCGTCAATCTTGGCTAGCCAATCCCACCAACCAACATCCGTGGGAGCTACGCAAAGATCCCAATCACACATTATACGCATATTACCTTCCTTTCATAAAACATTTTCTGCACTGAGTTTCATAAATATCTTCGCTGCCCAGCACCACTTGTTCTGTTGATTCAATCATTCTTCTATTGAACAATGCCTTTCTTCCGCACATACAGATGCTTTTCAGTTCTTGCACCGAGTCTGCCAGTTCCAGCAACCTTTTACTACCAGCAAATAGCTCTCCACGGAAATCTGTCTTTAATCCGTAGCAGAACACAGGTACATCATAATTGTCAACAATTGAAGCCAGTGCGTCAATTACCTCAGGAGAAAGGAACTGAGACTCGTCTACGAAAATTGCCTCAATATTAGCCGGACTGATTGCATACTTCACCACTTCGATATCAGCTACATCAGAGATACCCATAGCTTCACTCGAAACACCCAGACGAGAGGAGATAACACCCTCCCCATTCCTAGTGTCCAGTGCTGCTGTGAGAAGGAGAGTTTCTTTCTTCCTCTCCTTGTAGTTGTTCTTAGTTTGAAGTAAATGCAGGCTCTTACCGGCGTTCATTACGCTATGCCTGAAATACAACTTTGCCACTCTTACCCTCCTGTCATTAGAATTTTTATGATCTGTTCTCTTCTTTTTGCAATGGTGGACTCTGGTTCAACATTTCTTTCCTCCAGCCACTTTCTGTCTTGCTTACTGCCCACCAAACTGATCGCCTCTTTGATAGCTTTCGCTTCTTCAAAAGTAACTCCTTGCTTGTCTGAGTATGCCAGAATACTGTTGCATTTTTTGCAAACGATTCGTAAGTCTTTGTCATCAATGTATAAAAGACGAGTAATGAACCCAAGGATATCATCATACCCACGTAGAGACCCAGCAGCAGTTATGTGGTCAACCTCAAATTCTTTCTGAGGGCCAGTAATGCCACACATTTCGCACTTGCAATGCCAAACTTGCATCACACGTCCATTCTTGAAGTGCTTTTCTGCCTTGAAGCGATTAGCTGTAATCTTGGAAATCCTAAGAGGATGCTTACTCCAGCCTCTGCGTAGTAGACCACGCAACCATACGTAGAACTCAGATTTAGTTCTCCAAGGTGTTCCCTCTCCCCAAACCTTCTTAGGTTCACCAGTAAGGTCTTCGATAACCTCAGTTAGGAGTGGCTTCTTTACAGCTTTCTTCCTTGTTACTTTCTTTCTAACAGCCTTAGCCATTGTTCTTTACCTTAACTGCCCTGTAATCTCCAGGCGGTATATCATATTTGAAAAACAACATCCTGTCAAATGCTCTTTTGCAGAATGCTTCCTTGAGGGTTATATCGCACAAAAGGACGCCATTAGCGCCCTTTCTGTAGATCTTAACTTGATCACCCTCTTTGTAATCTTGAGGGTTATTCTGCTTCACTTTCGATCATCGCCTCTACGTAGCGAATTGCTCTTTCATATTCGCCATTGTACATTGCTTTCAGTGCTGAACGGATTTCTGCTTGAGGAGTAAAGATTTCGATTAGTTTAAAAGCGAGTTCTGATTTGCTTGCATCGAATCCGAACGGATATGCTTCTGCCATAGTATTTGGATAACGGCTTTGCATCTCTTGTTCATATTTAACACAGTGGAGGGCTTTATTTAAGTTGATTAACTTATCGCCTTTATTGCGGGAAGCGTATTTAGCTAGCTTACAGAAGCCTGGAGTACCACCTACCATATAGGTTAGTTCCAGAGGTTGAAGTGACATCTCAGTGTAGTGCTTTCCATCAATCTGAGAATCGATTGCTGACATAATTATCTCCTCTAAATGAGAGGGCCGAAGCCCTCTTTGATATTAAATACCGATGATAGTGTTGCCGCGTTTCTCTTTGCTGCGGAGGTTTACACGTCCACGAGAAAGGCTATCACACTGAGCACAACGGATAACTTCGAAGCTACTTACTGCGGTCTGGTGGAACTTGCCAGGAACAACAGCAACATCTGTGCTACCACAACGTGAACAACGACAAGCATCGTCATTGTAGTAAGCTGATACGTTAGGGTGCTGAGGAATCCAGGCCAACAGTTTCAGGTATAGGTCACGTAGACTCAGAACGTCACCATCGTTATAGGTTTGCATACGATTGAATGCATCACGATCTCCTTCGCAACAGGCTTTCCAGAGTGGGAATCCTTCGTTGTCCAACTTGAAGTTCTCAGTTTCAAAGTAGATACACATTTCTTTTAGTGCGTTAGAAGGTAGAGCAAACTGCTTCTTAGCGGCTTTCAGAGTATCAACCACAACATAAGGACTTGGTGGAACCATACCGTGATAAGCAAAGCGCTGATTGATATATGCACGGTCAAACTTAACACCGTTGTGAGCAATCAGAACATCTGCTTCGTCCATAATACGCCACAGGTCTTGACACATATCGTAATCATCTGTGTGGTCGATATCAAACAGGTCATAGTCTGCCAGGCTCTTGCCTTCGACTTCTCCAGTATGCAGATCTGCAATAGAGTAAGAAAGCAGATAACCACGCTTAATCACTTGTTCTGGGGAAATGAAAGCCTTAAACCTACGGAAACTATACGCGATTTCTGGCGCTGTTTCAACGTCGATGATCTTAATAACAGGGCCGTCTTTCTTAATGGTCTGTACAGTGATAACTCCAGCTTCACGAGCCAGGAAATCATTCACAGTGCTCTTGCGAGAACTGCTGCCTAAAACTAATGAAGCAATTGCGCGAGAACTGAATCCCTGCTCTTTACGTTCAAGGATTTCAATCTTTTGCTTTTCGGTTAACTTACTCATTATTTCTCCTGAAACCCTTGAAGCATACTTTCAAAGGTTGTATCATCATTATGTACACGTTTCATATAGACTAACTGGAAGATCGTTTCAATCCACTCGTCTGTTGACATTTCAATTTCCCTTCCTGTCCAAGAAGTAAACTTAACACCTTCTGGGAACCAAGTATGGAATTGAGTTTTGACTTTGCTGAATAAATCGTACTGAGATTCACTGTCTTTGATTAGGGCAAAGCAGGTGAGATCTCCGAACTTAATATTGAAGTCTTGGTAAGGTCTTACTGTGTCCGTATCATCACCCATTAGCATCTGATAAGCCAACCAGTAACTTCCCCAGCCCTTAACCTCTTTGGTAACTTTACCCTTAGAGTTAGTCTTCTCATTTACCCAGATATCACCAATCGAATCATCAATAAAGATGACTTCTGGCTCTTTATAGACAGTTGAGCCTGGTTCTCTGTAGAAGTTTAGAAGAAAGCCTGGAGTGTGTAGACTATCTTTATCCATCGATGCAATGATGCACGATGTTTTTCCAGTTCGTAGGTAATCGTTATATCCACCAAAAGCACGAATCTCCATAGCATCATCAGCTTCAATTTCAACTACTACATCGCCGTAATGATGTTCTACAAGGAAGTCTTTGGTTTCTGCTAACTGAACTGGTTTTGTTTCTGCACGAGAGGATTTGTATTCTTTGGGAAGCTCTAAGCGATGACGGAATGTTTTTCCTACACCGATAACGCCTGAATACTTTGTTAGCCTGAGGTGCTTAACAATTCCTTCGAGTTTGGATTTTGCTGCTTGGAAGGTATGGGAAATATCTTTTGCTGGAATCTGTAGATTAACAATCTCGAAATCTTCCTTAGCGAAAGTCTTTGCTCCTTTCTCTTCTCTTTCCTTGTTCTGGAGTGCCAACCATCCTCCGATAGCTTTTCCACCACCCCAAAACTCTGTTTTATGCTTAAACTGCTTTCTTCTGCCTGAGGCGATGTGTACAGCCTCAATTGCCCTCTGTTCTAATGCTGATGCACCTTGGAAAGCAATCTGATCGTAGTCGATCACTACTTCCGTGTTCTCATCTACATATTTAGGCAGGTCTTCCAGTTTGATTGTAATAAAGCCGCTAATAACATCCTCCTAGTGATGTTAATCGGCATCGAAAGTCTCCGTATGCCGACATTGTGAATTCTCGCTGACCTCAACAGTCTCTGTATGGCTGGCATTAGAATATACACAATATTTGGCGTTACCGCTGATGTACTCTGCTTCAAGGATTAATGTAGTCTGTTGCGCTACGGCACAGAAGGAAGTCATTAATGCGATTGCGAGGATTATTCGTTTCATTGTGATTCTCCTAATAAAAAGCCCTTCGTTACTAGAAGGGCATATTAACATAACTAGACTGAGTGTGTCAATGACTATTTGCTAAAAGTTTCTTCTTTTAGGTCACTGATGACACCACGAAGCTCATTCACGATTGCAAGCACGTTTGCTTCGAAGGTTCCGTCTTCTTGGAAGCTCTTGTCAAACTTGATTGATTTCAGAGTAAACTCGGTGTCTACGACGAAAGTTAGTACCGCATCGTAATCCAGACCAATAGCCTGAACCTGCTTACCAGTTTCCAGAAGTTCAGATGCTTCTGACTGATACAGACTTTCTTTAGTCCAGACAACAACACCATCAGCATCAGCCAGTTTGATGTAGTTACCCAGAGCCAGGCGGGTAGTAATATCGCCTGTCAGCAGTTCTGCAAAACCAGATACCACTTTAGACTCGTCTTCAACAACGCTCTCTACAGGGAAGCTGTCGATCAACACACGAACGAAGTCGGTAAGTTTCTCACTTGCTTTCTTAGTTGTGTTGACGATGAACACTTGACTGTTATCTTTATCAATAATCAACAGGTTCTGGAATTCATCAACCTCAGTCTCTGGCAGCAGAGAGAAAGTGATTTCCTCAGCGATAATATCTTTATCTTCCTTGCTAACCTTCAAGGTTTCGCCTGGGTTATTCTCGGCATACTGTGCCTGCATCTGAGCTACGCGCTCTTTCACCAGACGCTTGACTTTCTTCTTGTTGACTTTCTTAACACTGGAGCCGATGTTGATCACTTGCAGTCCTGCAAACTCTTTAACAAACTCGCCGTCAATATGAATCAAGCCGATGCTCTCCTGCTCCCACTCACCCGCTGGAACGTATTCGAATGGGCGGTCAGTGATCTCGTTAATAACGTTCAGGTCAACTGCTTCGGTCAGGTTCAGGGTAACAACTGATTTGAAGTTTTTTGCGAATGACATAATATTCTCCTTTGTTAATTAAGGGTTGTCTCCAACCCTATACATTATTTAACTACTTTTACGAAGTAGTTCACTTTCGAATAGACTACAGCATAATCAGGAAGTTTGCAACCTTTATATGCTTTATTCATCACTACTTGTGCAGTCGTTGCTTTGTTGCTTGGATTAGCCAACCATTGTTCTTCTGTGTAGAAGTGAACAACCAGCTTACCGCGTTGAGAATGGGTTAAAGTCACATCCTCTGTGGTAATATCATCAAGGCCAGCATCTTTCAACTGCTTAATGATTTGAACCAACTGATACTGCATTGCTTGTGTTGCTACGCTCATTACTTCACCATAAACGGAGTAAGATCTGCTGGGCTGAAAGTAGAAGGCTTCATATACTTGCCGTTACCATCAACGAAAGCATACACCTTAAACTCTTCATTGTAAACATAACCGAAGTCAGAATATTCGGTACGGTTTGCTTTAATCCATACCAGTTCTTCTGCCAGAACATCCTCTAATGGAGCATCAGGGAGTTTGTGGCTTTCACGAAGCGCTTCCTCGGTAGGAAACTTGCTGTCGTTGCTACGCAGAACTTCTGTCAAAGCACCTTTACCATCGTGGACGGTCTTAACCAAAGAATCACGAGATGAGCGGAAGATAGCCGCCATTAGGAAGGCCATCTGATCAGAGGTATCCAGTACTTCGCGGGAACGGCACAGAGTTTCATACGGATCGCTAGCCAGATGATCACCAACCCCATACTTCATAAACTCTTCTGTGATATCTGCACCGAAGAACATATAAGTAAGGAAACCAGAGACAACGAAGATATCTGCGGCTGCATCCAGCATTTCAACTTGATCGTTGTCTTGGAATGCATCACGGTATTCTTTTAGTTCTTCTTCCACCAGTTCAATCTGATGTGAAAACTTCTCGTGAGTAAAGCGCTTGGCAAACTCTTCAAAGTTATTCGGAGATTCGTTCATAGCAATTGCGTTCCACGCAATGACGTTCTTAACTGCTGAAATGAAGAATGCTGAATGGTTGCGTTGTTCTTTGTAAAACTTCTTAGACATTATCTCTCCTATATGAGGGCCGAAGCCCTCTATTTATTTATTGTGCGATCCAGGTTGCTGCTTTAAGAATCCAATCTGCTGCGCCATATCCGGCAAAGTATGCGATAAAGATACTCAGGATACTAGCAAACGTGGTCTTGTGTTCTGTGTTGAGTACGTAGTATGCGAAAAACGCAATCCATACGATTGATAAAATAACTACTGCGGTAGTAAGCATTATTCTAATACCTCCCAAGTTGTAGGATTAACATCACGTTCTGTGATGCCTGATGCGAAGCTAGGCGCTCCGTCGTCTGTGTATGCCTGGAAACTGATGGTGATGAACTTACCTACCAGATACATACAGTTCATACGATACTGATGGGTGCCTTTCATCTTAACTTTGAACTCGACACCACTTTGAAGACGACAGTGTAACAGAACTTCCTCGTTCTTGTCAATCTCAAATCCAAAAACAAATGCTTCGGTCGTCTGGAAAATCTTCCATTTAATCAGGTCAGATGAACGTTGATTGAACTCATACACACCTTTGAAGTTACGTACAATTACGCCTTCATAGTTTGATTGCATATAAATACCAATCTGTTCTTTTACTTCGGCTTCTGTGCTGAGGACTTTACCTCGTACAAAAACCAAATGACTCATACCGCTCCCTTCCAGTTCGGTGAGCATCAAATCAGTTAGTCGGCAATCTGCCCATTTAATCTGATCTTCTGGTTTCTTGATGTACCATTGCTTTTTAGCGTCAGGAATATCAAAAATGTGGAACTGGAGATCAGCACTTTCATAACCGTTGTATCGATCAGTATCGCGTACTGGCTCAACGTCAACGCTTATTTCCCGCTTAGCAAAGTTCTTCCAAGTGGGTTCGCCTGATGCAATTGCCTTGGATCGACGCTTCTTGTCTGCCTCAAAGTCTTTATCAATCTCAACTTCAATCTGAGCGTGAGTACGCCACTTTTTAGCCAGAGCTACAATCTTTTGCAGACTTAAACCGTGGAGATATACTTCACCGTCGAACATAGGAGTACGGTTTTCGAAGATTGTGTTTAGGGTTTTATCCCGTAACTCACTCAACTGCTCGGCTATTTTTCCTTGGATCGGATAGGTTTTGTTCCCTCGACTATTGAAAATAGGATTGCCAGATACATCAAAAGTAACCAAGCAACGTAAACCATCCAGCTTCGGCTGAACATAACAAGGATACACAATATCGTGGCTGCGCTTGTTACCATCGTGGGCAAGCATAGGAGAAAATTGTTCAACTGTTTCCAGTTCTTCCGTAGATTCACGATATCCAGTACGGACTTGCTTTTCCCATTTAGAGATTGCTTCCAATACTGCTTGCTCTTCTGCTGTCGTTTCATTAGCTCGACCTACATTCTTAGGCTTTGCTTCCGTGCGTTTGACTTGGATTTTTCCACCCAACTTTCCAAACTCTACAACAATTGTGCTCCCAACAGTAAACACTTTCCACTGCTGAAAACTTTCATCTTTGTTCAGAGCATACAGAGTAGTTTTTACTTGGTGCATTGATACTCCTCATCATTTAGAAAACGAAGAACAGAGTTGCTTACAGTGTTTGTCTGCAAGTCACCAACTAAGTTCATCCAAACTACTCGTGAACTACCTTCGTAAAGACAAAGAATAGTCATAGGAACACCGCCAGATTTAAGCTTGACGATATCCCCGATTTTGAAATCAGGGACTTTGTTCATTAGCCATTCATCTCCACAGAAAACTCACCAATATCGTTCACCAAGCCTTCAATATCCATATACCAGTAGTCACCACGAGTGGTACTGATAAGGAATTCCTCTAAAACGAAACCACGAGCTTCACGAACAAA